CGTTATCACCAATTCAAAGCATGCTCGTTCCTAAAGTATTGAAAGATGACTATTCCCTGACCATGTCTTATGAGTCAGGCATTTTGCTATCTGATTTATTTGCACATGAAGATATATCAAAAAGCACTATACGCTATTTGATTGAAAGAGTTATACTTACAATGTGGAACCACTTTCATCGCAAACCAACACTTGAATTTACAGCGTCGTTTCCTGATAACGCAAAGAAGATGTGGATTGATAAAACTGAACAGCGTTTAGAAACAGATGATCCGTTTTATAAAAACGTGGCAGAGCGTTGTTTACAAAAGGCACGTCCTGTTGATGCTATGCACGGTGACTTACACTTTGGTAATATTCTATATAATCCATATAATGATGCCTTTACGTTATTAGATCCACGCGGATCCTATGGTGATCATAGAGGTATCGGTGGTGATTATCTTTACGATATGTGTAAATTGTCGCACGATTTATATCATGGATATAACGAGTTGGTGACAGGGCATAAATACCCCACAGCAGTACGGGAATGCTTTTCTGAATTAGTCAAAGAGTATTTTCCTGATGATTATAATGAAATTATTGACGGCGGCGCTTTGTTAATTGCTACATGCATTAAACTTCACTATGACTGTAAAAAACGCCAACAAAGAATGAGAGATTATGTTAATGAATACGCAAACCTTAGTAGTTGATATTGATGATACCATTTGCACTCCGCTCCATGGTCGAGCTGAATCCGAAGTTAAATACGGAATGGCAAATCCTAATCGCCCAATGATTGCAAGTTTACAAAAGGCAAAACAAAACGGATATCGCATCGTTCTTCACACAGCGCGAAGAATGTTGACTCATGGCGGTGACATAAATAAAATCATTGAAGATGTCGGACAAATAACCACAGATTGGTTAGATAAGTACGAAGTACCTTACGATGAAATTGTATGGGGTAAACCATACGGTGTTTATTACATTGATGATAAAGCGATGACTCCTGAAGAGTTCGTTAAGATGATGGAATGGAAGTGATTATGAAAAACATTGGTTTCGCAAAGATCGGTAAATCTATTAAATTTAAAACTAACAAGTACTCTCCAATTGGTGGAGATAACGAAGCGTCTTGCACTATACGAGCAATGGCAAACAACAACCCAGACAAAACGTTTTACCTAATTGGTCGTTCTGACTTTGGCGCATTGTCTGATACTGAACGCCTGGATTTGTTTCCATATGATAATGTAATTGATTGTTGGCACGGTGTTCCTTTGGCAATGTCAGAAACATATTACAATCACATTATTAATTATTTTAAAGACATTGAGCTTGACTTTTCTGTTATGATGATTGGACAAATTAGTAATGTTACAATCCCAGAAAAAATTTGGAAAGTACGTGAAAGCCAACAAGATGGAAAACCAGCCGCAACTCTTGATATGACTAAGTGGTATACAACTCCTATTACTAAATGGCTAAACGAAAGCAAGCCACGATGGATAGAAATTGTTAACGATCCACGATATGTTATCAAACAACCGCGTGACGTATTTCATATGCCTTTCCGTTCTCTTGGACAATACGATTATGATTATGAAACATTTTCTATTACTGATTATGAAAACCAAGAAAGATTGGTACGGGTTGTTCATTCTGAATATGCAGGAATGGAAACTGCGTTCTGTGGCGATTATGAATACACTGAAGAAATCAATACAGATCGTAAGACAGACTTTATGGTTGTACTTAATGAAGGTAAACCATCTCGTTATGGATTGCTTAAAAACTGGGTACTTGATAAATTTGATAATGTTGACATATATGGTAAATGGCTTGACAAACGAACTGAAACCGATGAAAGGTTTAAAGGATCATTACATATTAATGAAATCCAAGATAAACTACAGGATGTTAAGTTTACATTCATTATTCCGATTAAAGAAGGTTGGACAACGTCAAAGTATATTGAAATGATCCATGCTGGAGTTATTCCGTTTCTTCACCCAACTTATGACGACCAAGGTCATTTGCCTATTCCTGATTTCCTACGGCCAAAAACGCCTGAAGAATTCTATACGAATATGCAACGACTAATTGACAACCCAACAGAATATGAAACGGTTTTAAAAGGACTGCGTAAAGCAATTCTTAAACCTGAATATTATGACGGTAGCTTCATTAATGATAACATTATGAAAGCTGCAGACCAAAATTATACAAGACCTGATACAGCGCAGTTTACAAAGACAAAAGCTGCGACACTTGAAGACTTTTTTGCATAGAGGATATAAAATGAGCGAAATTACATGGGCCCCAATTATTCCACTAATCGGTGGACAAATGCTAGGAGCAGAAAAAGCTTTTGGAAAACCACCTGAAGCTATCTATTCATACGCGGACTTTGAAGGAAATGATAGTCATTATGTTAACTATCAGCAAAACGTCAAAGGACGTGATGTACAATATAAAATGATTCCTGAAAGTTCAAGTCGACATATCAATGTCATTTCAGGTACACCACCTTGCGCAGCATTGTCACAGCTTAACACTGGTAAGACTGAAGCGGCTAAAGGCGCAAAATGCGAAAAGAACGAATGGATGTACGAAGTTTTTAAAGAAGGCATTAACCGATTTTCAGCTAAAGCTATTGTTGTTGAAAACGCTCCGGCGTTGTTTACTAAGAAAGGTAAAGAAGTAGCTGATAATTTGTTTGACATTTGCTCAAAAGCAGGGTATAGTTTAACTCTATATAAAACATCTACGAAATATCATGGTATCCCACAAGCTAGAGATCGTACTTTTGCTATCGGATGGAGATCTGAGGTTGCACCTATTATGAATTGGTATAAAAGACCTCGTAAAGCTTTTCATGAATATCTTTCGGAGTTAAATGATGATGTTCAACAAATGGATATTTTGTGTAACAAAAAACTTAATGAAGAACCTTACTATCAATATATCAAGTCACTAACAAACGAAGATCCTCGTAAAGTAATTATGGAGAGCGGACAGATTACAGCATTTAATTATATCAATAAAAGCGGTAAATTGCCTGCTTGTAATAAGTGGATGCATGATACAAATAATGAGCGTGGTATCAAAGTATCAGACCATGCAGTCAAAAAGTTTGCAATGGGTAAAGGTATTTGGGATAGCTCAACTCACGTCTTTGGAGATTGCATGAATGCGGTTATCGGCCGTAACCTTGCAGATACAATTCACCCAAAGTTTGATCGTTCTTTAACTATCCGTGAAGCCTTATATCTTATGGGTTTCCCTAATGATTTTGAATTAGTAGGTGGATTGCCAAAGATGAACCATATTGCGCAGAACGTACCTGTACCAACATCAAGAGATATTCATACTGAAATTGGTAAGTTCATTCGTGGCGAGTTGACCATGTCAGATACTAATTACCATCGTCAAGATAACCACAACGAACGTATGTGGTCTGATCCAGGTGGAAAAAACAACCAAGCAACACTTGAGGAGTTCATGGCTTGAAACACGACTTTATTATAGATTTTGAGACATTCGGTAAGGATGCTCAAAAGTGCGCAGTGATTGACTGTTCGGTAATGGTATTCAGTTGGGATAAAATGATTTCAGCTGATCCATATACTCTTGCAGATATATCAAAAACAAAACGATTTAAACTATCCGTGGTAGATCAAGTTAAAAATTATGGATGGGAAATTGATAAAGGAACAGTTGCATGGTGGGAGTCCTTAGGACCTGAAGTCCGTAGGAATATCAAACCACTTCCAACTGATTTAACTGTTACTGATTTTACCAAGCAATTTCATGACTTTTTAATTGACTCACCAAAGATTAGCAAATGGTGGTCTAGGTCAAATACATTTGATCCGATTATCCTTGGTCGTCTATTTCAATCACAAGATAAACTATTACATATGGAAGAGTACTTAAAGTATTGGGCAGTCCGCGATACACGTACTTATATTGATGCAAAGTTTGATTTTAAGCAAAAGAATGGGTTTATTCCATTTGCTGACGAACAACGTTGGGAACAGATGTTTAAAGCTCACGACAGCTCGTGGGATATTTTAGCTGATGTATTACGTATGCAAGCAATTCGTAGGGCTGAGGAAGATTTGGAACAGGTGACAACATGAATTTAAACGTAACTATTGAAGACTTACAACAATATAAAATCTTCGTTGGTACTCCAATGTATGGTGGACAATGCGCAGGCTTATTCACAAAGGCTTGTAATGATCTTGCTATGCTCTGCACGGCTAATAAAATTCCAATTAAGTTTTATTATCTTTTTAATGAAAGTTTGGTACAGCGAGCTCGTAACTATATTGTTGATGAATTCCTAC